GTACGCCGTCATCGATACCAGCAGAACTGGAACCATCAACACGCGCATTCTCTGCATTAGCTGCTTCTAATTGCTCACGAACCCACTCACGATACGTGTTGCCTGAATCGGTGGAGCCGATAGCATCACAGAATGGACGGTCTACAGGGGATACATCAAAAATGGCCTGCATCAACTCTTCGTTGATCTGACCATTGATTGGGACAGCAGCCAGATCGACTGCCGTAATATTTAAATCAGCCATCACGGCCTCCTAATTAAAGTTAAAAACAGTTTTCACCATTTCCTACTTATCAATCAGAAGTGTCTCCACAAGACGGATATGTGTCGGCTGTCTCCAGCGAGGTTGGTATCAGTATAGTATTTAGGGTATCTGTGTCAACCCTGCTTGCCAAATAGCTGCTTAACTGCCTCTAGCTCGGCCTTCCTGCGTCCACCTGCATTCGCCCCACGCCCAGCCTTTTGCCCAGCCTTCACGCCATCAGCAAGCGTCACCTTCTTTGCCCCCCTGCGTCCACCACTGGGTAAGACCTTGGGCGCTGCCCTGACCTGCTTTACGGCTGCCTTGCCATCCCGCTCCGCCTTAAGCAACCGCGCGTAATCACGTAGCATGTGCATTGCCTTGGGATCACCGATAGAATTAATGTCCTGATCAGTGTATCCCTCTGCCATCAAGACAGACCGGATAGCGGCCTGATCAGCCTTCCTGACCTCAACATCATTCCATTCGGGGATTATCTCGAACATCTTGGTCGCAGCACGTTGTAGATTCTCCTGCTTTAATCGCGCTAGATTACCCTGCGCCTGCTGGACTGCACCCTGACCTTGGTTGAATGCCTCCTGAAACTTCTGCCTCAATAGTGCCGCCTGCCCTGCATCCTCGGCCTCAATCGCCTTCCAGTCAGTCTGCTCGTACTGGGTTTTCAGGTTATCCAGATGGGAGAAAGCCTGCATCATCTCCTGAGATACGCCCTGACCTTGTGTGGTCTGGTCGTTGAAGTTGTCCATCTTGGCCGTCATGCCTTCCATCTGAGACTTCATCTCTGCATTCTCAGTGACAGCAGACTGGTACTTGTCCTTCAACTCACCCAGTTTTACCGGCTCTGCACCGTCAGGCATACCGATCTCTACATCATAAATGTCCTCAGTATCCCAACCTATAGCCTCGGCCAGTGATGCCGCCGTGTACTTGGTTTCATCAGCTACAACCTCGTCAGTATCATCCTCAACAGCGTCATCAGTAATAACATCGTCAGCAATAACCTCATCCACAGTATCATCCACAACCTCATCAACAGGTGCGTCAACAGGTGTCTCTGCTTCTGCATTCTCAGTGAGTATCTGTCTAATCTCGTCAATCTCATTCATCTCTGAACTCCTGCCATCTCTGGCGTTTATTTGTCTAAATCTTCGCCTTCAACGTCTATGGCTCGAATCTCTTTCAAGAATAATTCCATGCTGGTAATCAGGTCACTAATCACCTTGCGCTCATCGTCATTGGCCGTAATGAATCGCTTGAACATCTTCTGCTGTATGCGCTCGGTAATCTCTGACAAGGCAGGGTGACTAATGATTGCCTTGGCTAAGTCTCGTTGCTGTTGAATGCTCACTGTAATTCCTCACGATTTTCATTGTATTGGGCAGAGGCATCACGCTGCGCATCAAGCTCAAGCTCAGTAATCGACAGGGCTATGTCAGCGTCCTGCTTCTCTTTCTCCACCGACAACTTAACGCCATCCTTATAATCTTGATTCTGATTCTGCTCTCGCTCAAGCTGCATCTTCAGTAAACTAATCTCACTGTCATAGTCCAGCTTCTGTTGTGCTATCTGTAGCTTAACCCTCTCGGCGAGCATGTCAGCCTGAGACTTCTGGTACTCAGCTTCACCAAGCTTCATTTGTGCTTGTAACATCATCTGCTGCACCTGTTCCTGCTTCTGCTTTTCCTGTGCCTGCTGCTGCTGTTTCTGCTGGTTAGCCTGCTGACCCTCCTTACTCGTAGGATCTACAAAATAACGATCTGGGTTCTTAATCCCTGCCAGGCTAGCCATGTCAGTCACTGCGGTATACACGCCCTCCTCGTTAGCCAGCGTACTGCCCATGGATATCGCCTCCTTCTGCGATACGACCACCTGACTCAATACACCTGCCAGCCTTGCACGTTCAGCCTGACTCGATCCAATCTGTACAGACACAGCAGTACGGTTAACCCACTCTGATGGCATAGATGTCAGCCACTTGCCGTCAACCTTGGCAGTCAACTCACCCTTATAATTCTCCCTCAGCAAATGATGCATCTGGATGAAGATACCTCGAACCAGAGTCTCACCAACACTACGCGCTATCATTGCATTGGATAATTCCATAGCCGACATTACACGCTCAACGCCGTGTGCTGTGTCTCCCGATATAGACTGCGCCTGACTGGCTGTACCGATAGCACTACCACCGTACTCTGACCGCATGGTGTCAAAATACTCAAGCATTCCATAACTGGACTGTGGGACCTCAGGATTAGGTATCTGCACGATAGAGTTAGGATTATTTAAGCGCACCATACCACCTGTGCGAGAGGTTAAAATATCATCAATGTTGACCTCGCCCGTCACGATTCCTATACGTGGATTACTGGATAGCTGTGTGCCGTCAACAATAGCCCTGACGATAGGTGTCTTGGTGTCCTGTATGCCTTTCAGCCTTTCAAACAAACTCAGCCCTTGGTACTTGTGAGGCACGATAGTCGCAACACCACCAACCATAGGTACGTGATTCCACTCATCGTTACTCAGCAACCTGTTACTTGAGATAACTACCTTGCGGCGTTCAGCAATACCATCACCATCGAAGTCGATCAGGTAAAAGCATTCGTACACCAGTATGTTGCGGGTTGACCTGTCAGCAGAATCATATTCTGTGTGTTCCCTGTTACGTGATACATCATCGGCAGAGTAATCACTCAACTCATTGACGATCTCAGGATCAAAGCCCTGTGCGATAAGACTGGACTGCGTTTCAACCTTCTCGTGTGCAACAAACCGAGCATCGTACAGATAGGGTGAGTCATGATCACCTGAAACAATGACGTTCTCAGGCGGTACAGCCTCGATGACAGGCTTGCCCACCATCGTAGTACGCTTGATCTTTATTGTGTACTTGGCCTGTGCATCCATCATGGCCTGCTGCACTTCCTGCTGTGCGCCCTGCATAGCCACCTGTGCCGCTTGAGGATCAGCCATTGCAGCCATCTGCATCATTTCAGCCTGCTCGGTATTCGCCTCCTCAGTGACTACCTGCTCAACAATATCTACCTGTTGATTCTCCTTGTTAGGCTGTAAGACGCTGGGCAGTGCCATCTCTGGTACGTCCTCGAATGTCTCATACTCAACCTCTGCACGTTCATCCCAGTATGCCTTGGCAGTACAATTCTTATTCAGCAATGCATCCTTGATACAAGTCTGCAACAGGGTGTAACCGTTGTACTCCTCCATAAACAGATAGTTAACAAGCTGGCTTTCCATCTTGGACTGATCTTCATCCTTCTCTGACGTGGGCTGATAATGGGCTACATTATCCGTTACGAATGTAGGCATGATTTCAGCAAGTGTGCTTTCCACACCATTTTGAACGTCCATGCTGACAAACCGTGACGCATTGGGATCTTTAGCCTTGCTGCCCGATAACCCTGGTGTACGACCAAAGAAATAGTCTAAGGCTTGAGATATATCCTCATTGCCATCAGTACCGCCAATGCCGCCACCTATCTCCTCCATGCAGGCAGAGACAAGCTCACCGTCTGACATATGTGCCTTTGGTTCACACTCTGTATTATCCATAAGCCCATCCCTCAGTAATTTACTGCTTCGCCCCAATCATCAAACTTATTCTCATGTATCTGGTGCTTGGTTACTGCAAAGTATCTGGCAGCATCAGCAAAATGAGATGTCCAGTCATGTAATGGAGCCTGCCTGAATACCTGACGCTTATCATCATACTCAGTCCGATACTGGCGCAATGCCTCTACACCCTGCATACACTTGGACTCATCAAAACACATGCGGGATATCATGTTACGTAACGCATTAATGCCATCGGCAACCTTCTGGTTAGGCGCGATAGTACACTTAACGCCTAGTGACTTTAACACCTCCTCCCTGCTCTTACCTGTACCCAACTCTCTCACCCTGACATCATGCGGGAGTATATGCTGGGCATAGTTATAATTCTTTTCACCCATCTTGGCAACGATATCGGGTAGTCCAGTAGACTGAAACTCCATTAAATCTATTGCCCTGATCTCAGCACCAACTATCTGCCAGAACCAGATAACCGTGGAATCAGCCATTCCTAAGTCCCATGAGGTAATTACTTTCTTGGTCTTATCGTGTGGAACTGAACCAACAAATGCCTCGTCCATCTCCTTTGCGTAGTAAGCACCACGTATGGCTGCTGACCATGAACATTCAAACTCCTGCTCGAACTCAGGTTCACTCATCTCCTTACGTGCCGCTTCAACTTCTTCAGGATCAAGTATGTTGGTATCGTCCCACTTCAGGTAATAGCTCGACCAGTCGTCCATTGTCTTGGATCGCTGATACAGATCGTAAAAGTTATTATGCCCTTGAGGTGTACCGATGAAGATAGC